CCCTGCACCGCCGGCGCATACTGCGAATAGCCGGCCGAAAGGATATCGGCCCATTTTTGATCAGTGGGGCTGCCAGTAATCTTGGAGGTTGCTGAGCGAATATCGGCATCCGTGTAGCCGAAATCGCGCATCTGCTTATAGGCAGCGCCCTGATCAGTCGGCGTAGACATCGTGATGGGAATTGCCCCGTAAGTGGGCGCATTCAACTTCGTTGGAGCGGCCGGCGCTGTTGGCGTGGGAACGGGCGCACCCGTGTTGGTCGGCATAATCCGATATTGCGCGTCAGCGTAAGGATTAAAACTACGAAGACGAGCATTAACGTCGCCCTGGTATTGCTCATACGCCCTGCGGTCTAGCTGATACTTCCTGAGTGTCTCGTCAAAAGCGGCCTTGTCAGCGGCATACTTTTCAGCAGCCGTTTGAGTGCTGCCTTCAGCCTTAGTCCCGGCGGCTTCAGCCGTTGGCTCAACGGGCGGCACAGGCATAACAGTACCAGCATAACCAGTTTTTGTGCGGCCAACGCTGTCAAGAAAATCGCGGATTGCACTTCCCATAACCGTACTCCTTAAATGACGCCAAGGCCTTTGCCGGTATACAACCCAGTTGCCAGCGTGGACAGCGGAGAAGGCGCATATACCTCGCCCGTGGATGAGCGAGTGGCGCTCGTCGATGTAGGCGTTATAGGCGCCATACCTTTGATCTGAGTATTCAACCAATCCATCTGCTGACGAGGATAAAGCTGCTGCGCTTCATACTTAGCCCGCTCAGCATCCAATTCCTGCTGCAACTGCCCCTGCTGCGCCCTGCCAGCCGCTTCAAGTGAAGCAGTGTCAGCCAAGCCCATCTGCTGCTGTTGCTGCGCCATACCGGCAGCCTGCTGAAGCGCAGTCATCTGGCGCGCATAATCCTGCGCTTGAGCCGCCTGAACTTGCTGCGCGGCCGTGAGGCCAAACTGCTGCTGCGCCTGCCCGGCAGTCGTCTGCATCTGCCCAAGATTGGCGAGGTTCTGCATCTGCTGGCCGGTAAGCTGCCCAGCCACCTGACCAAGATTGCCATACTGCGCGCCGCCCTGAAGGATCCGCGACAAGTCAGCACCGGAAATACTGCCCACCGTGCCAGCCAATTGCCCTTGGCGAGCCAGATCCGCCTGAGCCGCCTGCAATGACTGCGCGTAACCCTGCTGTGCCGCCTGGGCCTGTTGGTTAAGAATGGCCTCTTGCGTGTCACGAACAGCGCGAGAGCCAAACTCACCCATGCGACCAGAACCAAATTGGCCTGCCTTAATAAACGCATCAGACACTTGCGGTAGCAAATTCTCAGAAAGGTTGCGCGCACCCTGCTTGGCAATAACGTCCAAAACACCCTGCTGGTAGGGGGACATATACTGCCCAACTTGAGAAGCGGCAGTCTGCCCTGCCTGCTGTAGATAGGGGTTCGCGGCCGCTAGGGCGCGCTCAGAAAGGGCTTGAGCAGTGGCAGTACCAGCCTGACCCAAATAAGGCTGAGCGGCGCCCACAACATCCATACCAGCCGCACGGCCAAACAATTGCTGGCCAGCGTCAAGGTTGGCACCAACCAAGTCCTGGCGGAGGTATGGTTGTTGTGTAGAGCTTAACTGGTCAGCAGTGCCCTTAGTGCCAAATCCCTGCATCCCGCTTATGGAACTGCCTAAAGTCTGCATGTGAGCCGGGGTGCCAAACTGCGTGCCGGTCACATTGCCCCTGTCGTCGTAAGTAAAAGTAACGCCAGCATTTGAAGCGGCCTTGCTATAAGCGGCCTGCTGCAATGCCGTTAGATCTGCCACGCCCTTTTCGCCAGAAAGCATGTATTCTTCATACGGTTTATTGGCGATATTAGTGGCCACTTGGATTTGGTTATAAACCGCATCCTGCATCCACTTGGGCATTTCTGAAGAGGATGTGACGTAAGAGGAAGCCGTCTTGGGTTCCCCTTCAAACAAACTTCCCATCACGCAACTCCCTTCAGATATGACAGCGGAGACTTAGCATCCGGGCTGAATTTACCCTTGGCCAATGCCTTGCCCTTATGGGACCGAATAGCCTCGCGCATCTGATCCAACCTCTGAGCGCCAGCCTTGCTGGACCCATCGCCCAACATGGCCACCGTTTCTGCATCAATTACATACTCGCCATCGGACAATTTTGCATCAATTTCATCTGACCTGCCGGTGCCAGCGCCGCGGGCAAACCGCGCCACCGCGCTCAACGCGCCGCCCTGCGCCATCCCAGGCGCGCTTGTTGCCGGCTGGGCGTTGTATTGGCCGGAGGTAAACCGGGGGAAATTGGTGGCGATGTACTGGCCCATGCTCATGCCAGACATGGAAGCATCACGCTGGATGCGGCCCCAATCCCAAGTCACGCCAGGGCGATTGAAGTATTCTTGCTGATTGGGCGGTAAACCGGCAACCGCTTGCCGGGCTTGCGCCGGCGCAGACCCCATCCCAGAAGCCGCCGCCAATGCCGCACCGCCAGCCAGCAGCGTGCCCAAGTTCAGATTGCCCAGCAGCCCGCCACCCTGGCCACCCTGGCCACCGCCAGCGCCGCCTGCGGTTGGCGCAGCCGGAGGAAGGCCAAGATCGCCGCGAAGGGCGTTCATAAGGCCTGAGCTTTGTTGTTGAGGGACAAACTGGCTGCGACCATCAACTACCCGATAAGTTCCGGACACGGGCTTTAATTCCACAAAACCTGTAGTGTCGTTTAATTCATAAGTGCCAGGGCGCCCGTCAGGCATAACGCCACGAGATCCTGGGGCCGGCGCCAAAGTGCCATCAGGCTGCGTAATAGGTTCCGCCAAAGGAACCTCGCCACTCATATTCTGAACAACAGCTTGGGATGGTTTGATGACGCCTGCCGCCAAGCCACTTAACCCGCCAGCAATGGCAGCAGTTTTTGGATCCATGCCGGTTGCGAGGCCAATCCCGAAGCCTTTGCCGGCCGCGCCAATACCGCGCTGCAAACCCTCGCCGGTAGCGCCAGGGCCAAAGCCAAGTTTACCAGCAGCCTCTCCCGCTAAATCACCAGCAGCAGCACCCAATGCGCCACGCAGCGCACCACTAAACGGGTTACGGCCGGTGGCTGCGGCTGTACCGGCACCCACAAGGCTGGTGCCGAGCATATTGGCGGCTAATGGATTACTCTGCAAAAAAGAACCGGCTGTTCCGCCAATTTGCTCGCCCAAAAAGCCGCCAAGCTGGCCGCCAAGTCCGCCGCCCAACCCACCAGAAACTGCGCCTAAAAGAGGATTGCCGCCGCTCAAAAGGGCACTGCCGCCACCAAGAATGGCGCCGCCAAGAATTGGGGCTAAAGAGGCGAAAGAAGTCCCCCCTACCAAAGACATGCCGATAGCCGTGCCAAGCCCAGGCGCCAACAAACTCAACGCAATTGGCGCAGCAGCAGCGAGGATCTTACCCCACTTGAACTTGTACTCCCGCAGGCCGGTGGCCGGATTAATGCCGCCAGACCCACCAGCCCGGCGCAGCATCTCAGCCTCGCGCGGGTTTACATGCGCCAGCATGCTATCGCCGCCACGCCCCTGCGCGGCCAGCCGGCGGCCTGCAACAGACAGACCCCCACGAGCGTACCCCTTTTGGCTTAGGCGGTCCTGAAGGCCATACAAAGCCACCAGCAGCGACACGATATAGACCATGTCAAACTGCGGCGGCAGCACATCCTCATCAATCTCGCCATCATCAATCGCCGCTTGACGCATCTCAGGATACTTGGACGGATCCTGAACAACGACCTCCAGAAGCTCAATAACCTCTTCCAAGTCCTCTGGAGTGACAGGCATGTTGATGACGGCCTGCTCCATGGCGTCAACCGCCTGAGCAAACCGAGGATCACTCTGCGCCATCTGCATGATTTGATCGCGGATCGCCATCTTATCTACTCCAAAACCTGACAAAACCGTTCAGCCCAATCCCGCCAATCAGCGAAATCATAGGGTATCGGAAAATTCTCTTTGAGCGTCTGATTATTCAAAAACTGCATGGCCCAATTCTGCCAATTAGTTTCAACATCCAGACGACCAAAAGCACCAAACGGATCAAGATCCAAATTGATCTGATCCGCCCAATCTCGCAACGACATATAAGTCGGCAGGGTAACCCGAATACTCATCCAAGCACCGTCTTATCAACAACCGTCGTATCTATGTGGCCAATGATCTGACCCATCTGATAGTCGCCGTTGACCTCAAAAGACTGGAACTTAACACGCAACTCCCGCCGCTGCTCCTTCAGCATCACAATCTGCTCATGAGGCGTTTCAGGACTGTCAGGGAATGTGAACAACGAACTGTAAACCTCTGGCGCCCTTGCATTCGCACGGCCAGTAACTTGAACAGTCATGTTGCCAGATTGAATGAAATCAGGCTCAATCGTCGTGATCCGCAAGTAATTGTTCTTGCCGGCAGGCAACGACGACAAGTCAGCCGTTTCAAAATAAGACTGCACCGGCCGCACATTCTGCCCGTCAATCTCATCAACGCCCTGCTCGTGGATCCACACCCGATAGCCAGACGCCGTCGCAATACAATCAGTCAACAACGGCGCAGCAAAACCATTGTTAAACTGACCATTGCCACGGCCAGACGCCGGCAACTCGGTGTCATACCAAGTCTGCTCACGGACATTGTAAATGACAGCATGCGTGCATTCAGTCGCATCACCACGCGGGTAACACCACCAAATCTCGCCATATCGAGGAACCTTGAACGCAAACACCTTGCTGCGGTGGTTATTGTTCAAGCCATCCAAAAAGTAATTGATGTTCATCTGGTTGGGCACATCACGCACAACGCCATTGAACATCAGAAACCGATCGACCCCAGCCCAGAAAAACACCCCATCATAATCCACCACACATTGGCTGGACATGATGGAAGTGTCAGTGGCGATGACATCATACTGGAAGATCGTGGCGCCACCCGTGAACGTAGCACGAATGACCGCATCATAGGCCCAAAACAAGCCAGCAGGAGCGGTGCCAGAACCAGCACGCAACGGCATGCCCTTGATGATTTTCTGCCCCCAAGGGCGGCTAATACCGCTGCCAGAGCCCGTCAAATCCGTTGGATTTCCCGCAACAGAATGGCCAATCACCCCATCAGTCCCATAATAGAACAAATAGGGATGAAGAACGACAACGCCGCCCGTGGCATTACCACTGGGGTGCATCATGATTTCTGTTAAAGGCGCCGTTCCAAGATTGTCGCCAATGAAAATCTGGCCGCCCTCGTCATTGCAAACACACTCCAAATTCGGAGCAACGTGAGCAATGATGGAGTTCCCAGATCCAGAGGAGTCATACATGTATTGGAACATCCACTGGTTCAAAGCAGACGTATCCAAACCATCTGACCCGTAATTCATATTAACATAAGTCGCCGTGATCGTGGTCAACGATGCAGTAACGACAAAACCATTTGGCGCTGATCCAGCCGTAGACGCTGTAATGGTAACCGTCGCACCATTTGCCACTGCCGTATAATTTGGCGAAGACGTATAGGCATTGATGTTAGACGCCAAGTCAGTCGCCGTCTGTGAAAGGCTTGTATTGAAAGCAACAGAGCCAGATGTGATCGTCACCCCGTTCACAGTCACGGAATTAACAGATCCAGCAGCGCCAGTAGCTAACGTGATAGAACCATAAGCAGCAGTCGCAACAGGCGTGCGGTCACTGATAATTGAACTATTCTTTGTCTCGTCAATGGTGAAACGCTCAAGCTTTGAGGCGCCACCAGAGTGACAATACTGCAAAAGCTGCTGGGTATAACTAGTAAACCCGCGTGAAATCTCTGTCAGATATTTATTGATGGACCGATAGCCACCCATCTTGCGCGGTAAACCACGCTGAAAGCGCATCCATTGGCCGTCAACATAAAAGTCGCCCTCATACTTCGTGCCATCCCGCTTAATCCCAGGATTTGATCTGAGGACAACCGTTTGGACAGGCATCAGAAAGTGCCACCATCAACAGTAGGAATTGCACCAAGCGTGGCCCAAACAACCGCCGTGCTGGCCGCAGTAAAGATTGCACCACCAACAGTAGTTGCACCCAAATTAATGCGGGCCGCAGAAGCCGTCGTTGCGCCAGTCCCGCCATCAGCAATCACGACAGGCAATGACAAGCTGGACGAATCGGCATCCACCACATTCGTGCCATCGCAATAAACAATCGCACGCTGACCAGATTGAAAATTCTGGCCAGTTCCGGCGGACGTCTTAACAGTAAACGTATAGGCGCCAGTCGTTTCGTTGTTTACCCAATACTGCTGCACAGTAGCCGGGACAATGATGTTCCTATTGCCGGTCAACACGCCCGTAAACTTGTAAGCAATGCGGTTCAACTCAGAACCAGCCAAGACATAATTGCCAGATCCGGCAACATCAATGACCGTGTAATCAAAGGCAAACACCGCACTTTGACCAAAGCCGATCGTGTAGAAATTGATGCCATCAGTGGCAATTATCGCGCTTTCCCCAGGCTGAAAGCTGAGAGAAGAAAGACCGTCAATTGTCGGCGCGCCGGTAGGATCAGCAACAATCGCGCCAGAACCACTATTGCGAAGATAGATGAACCAATTATCGCCGACAGCCGGCGCAGATGGCAGCGTCAACGTACCGCCAGCACCCGTCCAAACAAACATCTTTGCCCGGTCAGATGCGCCAGCAGTGTAGCTGGAATTAAACGTCGTGATGGGTACAGACTGACTAAGTAGGGTGCCAACGGCCACAATACCCGTGCCGGCAAGCGAAGAGGCATTAACAGTAGACGTTGTCGCGCCATATTGCAGCGACTGCCAAGTGCCGTTTACCGTGGTGTTGTTGGTCAGATAAACCTGCCACAACGTACCGGAAGCAATAGTAACAACCTGCGTGCCGCCAGCATTGCGGATCGTGATAGTCTCAGCACCAGTATTATTGAACAGGATCGTATTGCCCGTGCCAGTTTTATTGGCGTCAGGCAGATAGATGCTTCGCCCGGCAGAAGCCGCCGAGATGTCCATAATCTTGGTAGCAAGGTTGGTATTAGTTGACGTTTCTTCCGGCCAGGAAAGAACAACATCAACCGTCAGGGCTAGTGCGCTGTAACTAATCTCGCTTGGATAGATATTGGCGCCGCCAAAAACATCAACGTAAATAGTCATCAGGCTTCACTCCTGCTGGCGCTGCGGTCCATGATGCGCTTCAAATCTTCGCCGTTCAACGCTTGGGCCGCACGATCATACATTGCCTGCCATGTCTGTATTCGCTCATCATTTTTGAGGAATGGCGTTGCCTCAAGAAGCGTCGCATACAACAACACATCCGGAGCATATTCCGTCAGCCAATTGGTCTGGAAGTCTTCTCCAAGCAACGCAGGCTGCTCGTAATACAAAATCTCCCAGGTCTGGGCAGTCGCCGGTGTCGGCGTGATGATCCAGTGCTGGTAGTCATAATCCGCATAAAATTGGGGCGTGCCAGTTTCAGCCTCGTCAGGCCAATAATTGCGGATGTATTCATAAGACCGAGCGAAGATTGGCACGTTATCAACCGTCATGCTGACAGTGTCGCGCCAACGATCAGGCTTGCGGTAAACCGCAACTCCAACTTGCAATGGAGACTGAACCGCGCGAATGAAACCTTCAATCTTCAGTTCACGCGCAATCCTACGCTCGCCCAAAGTAATCAGGCGAGGCAACTGGTCATAGACAATCTGGTCGCTTGCCTCAGTAAAACCACGCTCAAGGTAGCGCCGCAGATCGACCAGCAGACTGTCGTAGGTCATTACATAAGCCATGCTGACTCCGCCGGATTTAGGCCCCGGCAAGCTGTTTCAGCTTGCGCTTGGTTAAAATATACTCCCTGCCTGCCAAAACAAGCAAGCCATTTCAAGCCTTGGACATCTTCAAAGCCTCGGCCTCAACTTCGTCCACCCGGCGCAGCCAGCCCTTCCCAAACGTGGCAAAGGTCGGCAGGGACCGATAGAACTCCCGCCGGGCATTAGAAAAGCCCACAATCGTGTCAGCAGCAGGCTTGCTGGCCACCGCCGCCAAAGTCATGGGGCCAATTCCCCCGTCAGGGGTCACACCCACCACCTGCTGCAACAGCTTGGCCGCCCGGCCTGGGCCGCCATTCACCGCCATGTCAAACACGACAAGATCAACACCAGCCGGCATCGCATCACAAGAAGCCTTGTCCCAATAGCCC